CTCTAAAACTTTTAAACTTTTATCCATGATTAGTCTTGTTTTTAAATAATATAATCACTTCTCACCTGTATTGCCAGATAGAAGATACTTTATTTTACCAAAAAAACCTAGCTTTCTAACTTTCTTGTATAGTCTCATACCTTTTTCATAGCGATATAGTTTGGTTTCTATATCTGATATACGCATTATTGCTGAAGTTAAAAGTAAATCTTGTAGCTTGGTGTATTTAACTAAGTCTAAACAGTATGCTCTTACAGCTTCATCAGGCATTTGTTCTGTCTCACGTTGTTTAACTTCAATCTCAAACTCTATTTCTGGCGGAGGATTACCAACAAGGATTTTAAAAAACTCTTTATGGTTCATATCAGTTCATTTTAGGAAACAACTGTTGCTCCAACATATCAACAGCACGATCATCTAGTGTGTTGGTAGTTTGCTTGCAGATTGCACGAAGCAAATCAACGACTAATCTCTTTACAGCAGTAGTAGTAAAGAATTTTAGTAGTATCGGTTTTAAGAGTTTGAGCATAATAATCTTGTGTTACTTTCCAAACATAACAGTATTTGCTACATTTGGCACATGGCTGTTTGTTAAGCAGTGGTCAAATGCTTAGAGATACCCCCAAACAGCTTTTTTTATGGAAGATCAAGAACCAAGTAAAGTTGAAACCATTGTTAAAGTTTGCGTTCTTTTGTGGTCGGCAACACTTTTATCCCTTTCATACTATGAACCGCCATCTGGTAAAAAGATTGTAGATTTTGACCCGACATTTATTGCAAGTATTTTCAGTGCTTCCACTGCGTCACTTGGGTTCTCGATAAAAAAGAAAAAAGATACTATAGTAGATAATAAGAACTCTAAAGTAGGCATCAAATGAAAAAGCTACTCTTACTAGGTTTGTTTCTAGCTGCACCCTGTTATGCAAACGGAGTGCCAACGTGGACTACTGGTTCAAGTAATAGAACTGAAAACACTACTCAAACCATAACTCGCAGCGTAGTCACAGAAAAATATGGGTCTACTATAAATACTTGGGAAGGTTCTAATATAAGCGTAGCTGCATCTGCTGGTATTTCTGGCGGTGATGCAGTATTTACAGTTGCAGATACTTCAAAAGATTGGTCATTAAATGTGACTTCAAGAGCATCAGGTTTAATGATTGAAAAGATCACACAGAATGACACGATCAACACTACTAGCGTTATTACTTCTTTGTCTGTCTTTAGTCAGTAATAAAGCTAGAGCCGAAGGCGATACAAACGTACAGGCTCAACCTAATGCTGTTGGTAATTCCAGTATTATTAACCAGAATATGAATATTAATAATGGAATGACAGGTAAACAGCAGTTTGGAAACTTAATTTGTAGTCAACCTACTTTGGCTGTAACTCCTTTTTATACAGGAAATGATGCACAGGGCGAAGAAACATATTCTATAAACGAAGGTTGGGGATTACAAATGAGTTTTATGATACCTCTGGGAGATAATAAAACTTGTAACGACTTAGCAAAAGTAAAGCTAGAGTTAGCCAAAGAAGAACTAGACAAGCAAGTGCATGATAAGCAGCTAGTTCGTATCTTGAAGTGTGGGCAGCTTCACGCAAGCGGTTACATGATAAATCCTAAGTCTAAGTTCGCATATATCTGTAATGATGTAATCAATATACGAAGTTATGTTAAAGCTAATCCCGAAAAATTTAAGTAGGAACTGACGTTCTGTAGAGGAGGTATGGAGCTGAAGCTTCCGCTTACATTTGGCATTTCATAAATCCGTTGCTTTGCATTGACGGATTCTTGAGTTCATCTTAAAGAAAGTTCCCACAATATTTAAGAGAGATCAAGCAGGTCTGGTTCCTACAACCCCTTGTCTTTCGTAGCACACTTAATTTAGGTCAGAGGTTAGTTAACCTAAACGTGAGATCGGCAGAAAGACTTGTAAATATACTATACCTTATTTCTTTTTATCTGCAATCTCTTTCTTAAGTACCTTCTTAAATATCTTTGTCATTACTTTTTTTAGTTGATTAACAACGCTTTGTAAAATTATAGAACCTGTTACTGCTGCTGTAGCTGATACACCACTAGCTATGACACTTGATGCAATCACCTCTGGCGAGGGTACTGGAAATTCATAGTTTATAAATGGTATATTGAATGTAGCTACAGGTTCTTCAGTTGATAAAGTTTCTTTGGTGTTTGGCAGGTTTGTCGGTATTGTCTCTGGTTTTACTTCTAACCCTTCCTCCTTTGAAGATGTTGTTTCTTCTTCAGAAGAAGATTCCTGACCTCCCAAACCCGACTCTACCTGTTCCAGACTCGGTAGAAGAATTGGGTCAAGATATGGTTCCTCTGCCACAGGCGGATAAAAAATTGTTTTAGGAGGTATTAAGAAATAATCTGTATCAGGCAGATTAATTTCTGGTATGTCCACTATTCTTGAATAACTAAACCTTTATCGTCAGTAGATTCATGTTCATGTATATGATGCTTGGGGTGTGCTAATACAGAAGATACTGAAGTTAACAGTATAAATGTGATTAAAAATTTCATAATAAATGTCTTTGATAACATCATAATTAAGTTTTCATTATGTAGCAAAGTGCATAGTAAGGAGGTAAGTTATTGTGTGAACCGCCACTACCAGTATTGGTTGTTGTGCCAGAATGATACCCTGTATTACCGCTAATTGTAAGACTTACAGTAGCACTGTTAGTTGGGTAATTCGTAGTGTTTTGTCCTTGACCATGAAAACCCATTTCACGACTACTATAGTTACCACTGCTATAAGTTGTAATACCATGAGTGTGGCTAGAACTACCAGACCCACTAAATGAGTGATTATGGTTAGGTGTGGTATGACTATGTGATGGCATTTCAGATGCAGTTAGCGTATGTGTAGCCGAACCACCTGTATCTCCTACTGAATAAACACTAGCTGCACCAACAACAAATCTGTCTATTAAGTTAGGAGTGCCATTTTGACCATTACATAGTACAAATCCAGTAGGTATAGCGTTTGCTGCACCAGACCAAAGCATTATTACACCGCTAGGTATTCCTTGTATGCCTGTTAGGTTTGCACCGCTAATAGCAGGTAAATCTCCTGTTAGCTTTGAAGAAGATATACCAGATGCAATCTTAGCGTTAGTAACTGCACTATCAGCTATGTGTGCTGTGTCTATAGAACCATCTACATAGTGTTCTGAATTTATAGCATCATCAGCTATTCTTGAACCTGTTACGCAATCATCACCTAATTTTGAGTTAGTTATAGCACTATTAGCAACTTTAGCTGTGGTAACAGCATCAGCAGCTAATTTACCATTTGTTACTGCACTATCAGCAATTTTAGCTGTTGTTATACTTCCATCTGTTACAGCACCTACTATATTTAACTGCCCTGCCATACTGCTGTGACTACTGCATTGGTAGTACAACAAATCAGGTGCATCATGCGGTACTGTAAATACTATTTCCGTACCATTACCTCCACCATTATTTGTTACTCCTGTGTTATAGGCATCATTCGTACCACCATTAGCAATACTGGTTTTTATATAGAAAGGGTGTCCACCTGATCTATTCTCAAAGATATAAGTATGACCTCTGCTAAGAGTTAACGTAGGGTCATTTACTGCACCTGTAAGACCTTTACCTGTAAAAGTATAGTGGTTTGTACCACTAGCACCTAAAACATATCTAAGAGTGTCCTCTATGAGTCTTGATGAAACTTGTGTTAAAGGCATAGTTAACTAGGTTTTGGGTATTTGTCTTTGATTGCTTTGATAGATGTTTTCCAAGCATCTATTCCTTCATTATATATTTGGTCAAATTGATCTTCAAATTTTGGATATTCGGCTCTTCTTTTAGATTTATAAGAATTATATTCTAAATCCCAAGCTGCTTGTAATTCTGCAAGTTTATTATTAACTTCTACTTCTGTTGGAAGATGAAAAACAGGATTATCTATTAATGCAGTACCATCTGAGTTCCAAACTTTTTTATGTAATTTAAGATTGTCAAAAATTTTATTTTTGCTATCTGTCCAATAGAACCAAGAACCAGTGTGCATTCTAATAAGTGCATCTTCTATATGGTCTGGTCTGCCTGTGTTTAAATCCATAATTTACTCCTAATCAGCTAACCTAATAAATGATACTGTTGTATGAGAAGTACTACTACTACCTAGTACATATTCATTACCTTGACCAGCACCATATATAAATCTTGTTTTTTGTTGTCCAGTAGCAGATATATTAAACATATACATTGTTGCTGTATTCGCCCAAGACGGATAAGAGTTACTAAAATCATATATTCCATTTAGACCATTTGCAACATTGTTGAAATTAGAATTATTAGTAGTATGTTCTATATAACCCATGACATTTTGACTAGAACTATCTGAATAACCAACTAAGAAAAAGATAACTAAATATCTACCTGTAGTGGGATAAGTAAATACTCCATTACTTACACTCATAGAACTACCTACATTTCCTTCTCCGTATGTATCAATAGCTTCCCAATTTGTCAGAGGTGTTTGGTTGCCCTGTGAAGATGACGTTAATCTCCAATTTTGTGCCATTGTTATACCGCCAGATAAACCAGTTAAGGCAGAACCATCTATGGCAGGTAAAGCTCCTGTAAGTTTTGAAGAAGATATACCAGATGCAATCTTATCATTAGTAACCGCACTATTTTGTATCTTTGCTGTTTCTATTGCGTTATTTGCAATCTTACCTGCAAGAATTGAATTATTAACTAGCTTTGAATCTGCGTCAATTTCACCATTTCCAATCTTTGCTCCTGTAACTGCACCATCTTGAATTTTAGATGTAACTACTGCATTGTTTTCAATATTATTACTACCTACTTGAAACCCAGTGCCAGATGCAATATGTTCTGAATCTAATGCACCAGCAGCTATATGTTCTGAATTTATAGCATCATCAGCTATCTTAGCTCCAGTTACTGCATCATTTGCTAACTTAGCTGTAGTAACATTACCATCTGAAATCTTAGCTGTAGTAACAGAGTTTGTAGCTAACTTAGCTGAAGTTATACCACCATCTGCTAGTTCAGAGGTATTTACAGCACCACTAGCTATCTTAGCTGTTGTTACTGCATCATCTTGTATTTTTGCTGACGAAACAGAGTTGTTTTGTAAGATTGCTGTTGTTACTGTGTTGTCGCTTGGAGTTCCAATGTTTACAGCAGAACCCATTACTACTGCGTGATAACTTGCACCAACCGCAGGTGCAGCAGCCAGTTTAACTGTACTGCCATCTAACGCAAAACCTTCTGTTGGTGTAGATGTACCACTATTAGGTTTTTGTAAGACACCTTCTATTATTAATAATATTTGTTGTGCATTTGTAGGTGCATTTGTAATGGTAAAGTTTTGAGTACTGCCATCAAATGCAGGGCTAAGTGTAGATATAAAGAAGTTACCAATACTTTGTGTTTCTTCAAATGCACTTGTAGTTCCGTTATAAACATATAACTTACCTAAACCTGTATGCCAGAATAAATCTCCTGAGTCATTATTAGTTGTAGGAAAACTAGAACCTACCCTATACCTTTCTCCAAAATCATTTATATCTCCACTTAAAGCTACAAGATCATCTTCTTTTAAAGTTGCTTTGTGGTATGTATAGTTTTGACCTGCACCTGTAGAAACAACAAGTAATCTAACACCTGCTGAAATACTAGAACCACGAAAGTTTGTAGCAATACCAGATATATTTACTGTCGTACCACCTACTGTTTGACCAGATGCAGTACCAGTACTGCTAACTGCTAACCCACCTGCATCTGCAATACTTATAACTACACCTGATTGTGGTTGTGTATTAGGAAAAGAATTTTCATTTGCAATAGCTTCTAAACCACCAATAGGAGCTAATTGTGCAGCTACATAATCTACGATTGCACCACTAGTAGGAAACTTAGTATCGTCATCAGTTATAGTTGTTGCCTTTTGCATACCATCTAACTGGTTAAGGTCTGCTATATCAGATGTCAAAGCTGTACTGTCAGCTAATTTAGAAGCTGTACCTGATTGCATACCTGCTAAAGTTTGTAGTTCTGCATCTGCTAGTTTGGCATTTGTAACCGCACCGTTTGCAAGTTTATCTGTTGTAACTGCACTATTATTTATCTGTGGTGTACCTACAGCTAGGTTTGCTATTCTTGAGCCTGTTACCTGTTGTGATGCAATTTTAGCTTCGGTAATAGCAGCATCTTGTATTTTAGCTTGTGTAACTGCTGTGTCATTTAGCTGTGCTGTATCTACCGCTCCGTCAGCTATCTTTGCGTTTGTAACTGCATCTGTTGCTATCTTTCCTGTTGTAACATTAGAGTCTGCTATCTTAACTGTGGTAACAGCACCATCTTGAAGTCTATCTGTAGCTACTGCATTAGTTGCTAAATCTGTAGCTTGTATAGTACCGTTTGCTATTTTAGCTGAAGTAACTGCGTTGTCTGCTATTTTATCTGTAGTAACGCAATCAGCAGATAAATGTGAGGTATCTACACTACCATCTACTAGTTCACTACTATCAACTGAGTTTGCCGCAAGATGACTAGCATCAAGAGGACTACCAGCTATAAGACTTTTTATTTCTGTTACCGTCTGATCTGCGGTTGCATTGTCTTCAATATTATTTAATTTTGTATGATCTTCGTCAGTAAACACGTTGCTATCACTAGCTGCTTCTACTGCTGCCCTTATCTCTGCGTTTGTTTGATCTGCTGTAGCTCCTTCTTCAATTCCATTTAATTTATCTGTAATTTCCTGTTGAGCAAATAATATTTGATCTGTGTTTGTATCTAAATCTGTTTCTGTTAAAACGCTACCATCTTCAAAATCAACTCTTTTTGTACTTATATTTGTATCTCTAGTAAATTTTATATTAGCAGTACCAGAAGGAGGAATATTGCCAGAAGTAAAAGTAACTGACGAACCACTAATATTGTAGTGAGTGCCTAGTGTTTTAAGAACACCGCCAACAGTAACATCAACTTCAGAATTTTCTAAGAAAGAAAATGATATAGCAAAAGTAGCGGTACTGCCATTACCGTTATGAGTTTGTGAAGTAGCTGTCGTATTGGTAGGCATGATTAGAAGTTATCAAATGTTCCTAAGTTCATTGTATCTAATTGTTTGGTGAAAGCTTCAAAGTGATTTTCTTTGATTTTTGTTTTGGCATTTCTTCTTGCATTAAATTCTTCTTCACCCATATATTCTAAAGTATATTGTTGTATTCCATTTGTAATATATTTATTGTTAATTGTATATAGTACTTGATATATTTCTTCTGCTGCTAGTTTACCTTCTGGCGAACTCAAACCGTACTCTTCTATTCGTGATTTATTAAATTCGTAATGTTGAGGAAGATATGCACCTGATAAATAAGCGTTCATAGCTTCATTAATATTTAAATCTTTACCAAAGAATTTTAAAGTCTTAGTATTAACAAAAACTTTTAAAACATTATATTCAAAACTATTTAATTTTTTAGGTACAAATTCATCACTCTTAAATTTAAATTTTGAACCTCGTATTATCTCAGGAGGAAGTGGTAATGTTCTTCCTATCAATTCATAAGCTTTATAGATTGGGTGATTCTTACTCGTACTTTGTTTTGCCAGTGAAAACAAATCAGGCATCAAACCTTTATTGGGTAAAAGAATTACGTCATTTGTTATATGTTCTACCTGATTAGGAACCATACCACCTATATCAATAGGTATTGCTGTTTCATTCATCTTCTGCAAACTAGACTCTAACCACTTCATCATTGCACTGGTCTTATTATAATTAGGGTCATCAATAGGTACATCTGTTCTTGCAGCGTCACCAGCTCTAACTTTTATATCTCCTTTCATAAACCATTTAAGTTTACTGTAATCACCTTTTGATTCTTTTAGCTGTATAGCTTCTTGTTCATTAAATCCAACTATCTCTAATATGTCTTTAGGTAATGTCCAAAGCTTCTTTAGAAAACTAGAATACGGAACTGTTCTACCTGCAATCTGTCTACCTACAAATTCTGCTATTGCTTTTTGTTTATAATTTATATCTTGATCTGGCTCTATATCATCACCTATATCTGGTAAATCTGTAAACAATTTCATAGCTTCATCTATTTGTGAAGTAAAACTTCTGTTAAAAGTATTTCTGCTAAATGCACAAACCCAACCACAAGTAAATTCTTGATATTCTTTTTCTTTTACAAAAGGAGAACCTTTAGCAAAGTCAACCATTAACCTAACAAATCCCACTATAGGTTCTGGTAAATCTTCATAAGAGTGCCAAACTCTTACAGGTTCACCGTTTTTATATACTATCTCGCCATCTTGATCACGTTTTAAAACACCTCTAGCATAAGGTAGCCAACCGTCTAGTTTCAATGCTTTCCATTTTGCAGCACCTTCTTTTGTAAAGAAGTTAGGACCACCACCTGATAAGACTACTTCTTGTGGAGTGTCATCAAGTCCTGTGTTTGGCATAAGATGATCTTTCATTGCCATAGCAAATAACATAGTGCCAACTGCCATTGAAATTCTTATTTGACCTAAAGCATTATTACGAACAAGTGGGTCAGGGTTTAACAGATCGTGATACATTTCATTCAAAACAGCACGATTAACAAGATTTAAATTAGCTGTTGAACCGTCTGGGTATTCTTTAATCCAAGGGTGATTAACTAAAGGTATATATCTATTTACTTCTTTAATAATATTCGTAGGTGCTTTAGTGAATGTAAACAAGAATCTCATATATGGATTTGAAGCAGCTAACTTATTAACTTGATTAGCAGCTTTACCAAATAAATCTTCTGTTCTTATATCTTGTGTAAACGTAACAGACTTAGCAAAATCTCTTGATCTTGATAAGATTCTTTCTGTTATTGTATCTGGTAAATCACCTTTTGAATTATTCAATATATAAGTAATAATTGCGTCAACATGACCTTTAATAAATTCATTTAGTTCATCACCCCTTTTACCTAGACCGTAACCTTCCATAAAAGCTTCGTAAGTAGAAGCTGCTATTAAGTTTGGTGCTTGAATCAATGCGTCATTTGCCATCATCAATCTACTTGGTAGTCTTATAAATTTTCCAAATTTGTCATAGGCAACTAAAGGAAAGAAACTACTGTCTGACGAAATCATATATCTTTGACTTACTTCACCTTTTACGTTGCCAAGGTTTATAAAGTTATCTTCCATATCCCATGATCTCTTCCACGCTTTTCTTGCAAAATTAAAGTTGCCATGTAAAGCAAAAAGATGTTTCATAGCAGCTTGTAGCTCTGGAAGGTTACTTGAACCTGCTGCCAAGTTAGCAGCTTTTAAATAGCTCATAGCAATACCAGAAAATAAATTGATTTCTTGTGTGGTAGGAGCTGACAGTAAAGCATTTATTCCAATCTCGTTATATGTTCTCATTAGGTTGTTAAATTTTTTACCAAGATTAAACTTATCAGCTTGTGCCATAGCTACAACTTTTTCTACTTGACCATCAGTACCATCTATTTGTGTAGCTAATTTTGCTAGTCTGCTGTAATCACCTGTTTCTTCTGCTAAGTTTGCAGCTAAATTTAAATCAGCTCTGAAAGCTGAATTGATTTGTATTTTTTCAGATATGCTTTTTTCTAAATCAGGCTGTATCATTTCCCACTCTTTCTTTTGATTAGGAGTCATATTAATAACTTCATCTACTGTCTTACCAAGTAATCCTGATTCTGGTTTCATGTTGAATGAAGCTACAGTTCTAGCAGCCTGTGTTCTTAAAGGAATACCTAGTGTTAACCATTCTTCAACTTCTAATAAAGCATCTGACAATTCATTGATTGATTTTCTAATAGCATTAATATCTTTATCTTTAATAGCTTTCATAAATTTTTTGTTTACAAGTGCTACGTTATCTGACGCTAAAGTTATAACTTGAGCCAGTGCATAGTTTAAAGAGTCAGAAGGTACAAGATCATATAGTTTTGAATACATCAGTGCATATTCTTTTATTTGTTTTGTATTAGCTAAATCAAGTATTCCTTCATCAAACATTCCCAAGCCTTCTAATTTTGTTTGTACTTGACTCTTGCTTCCTTTAAAAATATTTCCATCTTGTAAAACTGCTACTATTTTTTTTATCATTGTTCTTTGATTTGGTTTCAAAGACTCAAGAAAGGCTATCTGTTGTGGGTTTTTATTTCTGTTATTTAATTTAGTTTCAAGAGGTTCAATAACTTCATTACCATCTTTTGTACTTTTTATTGTTTCTCCTTTTGTATCTATAACAGGTTCTTTCTTTGGTCTACCTCGTCTGCCAACAGAAGTTAATTGGTCTGGGTTAAATTTTTTAGTTAACGTAGCACCTGTTTTTTTATTAGTAAATAAAACTGAAATCTCTCCTGTAGATTCATTGAAACCTGTAATGATACCAGTATTACCTCTATCTGAAGCTTTTACTTTTCCTCCTAATACAAAATTACCATCACCTTTAATTACTCCTGTGTCTTCATCAATTACAAAATTATTCTTTGTAGTGTTATTTGGTTTAGTTTTGCCAGATAAAATCTGATTTTGTGCTTTTACTTTTATTGTTAAACCTGCTGTGTTATTACCAGCTTGAGCTGTACCTGTTTTATCTATAACTATATTTTTTATTATTTGATGAAGTTTAGCTCCATGCTGTCTAATTTCTTTTTCTGTAAAACCTTGATTAATAAATGATGCCAAGATTTCACTATCTCTTTGTGCTTTAGTTTTTCTACCAAACCTTAAAGACCAAGCCATTTTGTCAAAATCAGATTCAAAGACAACAGGTGCTTGACCATACCTACCCTTACTATTTTTAAAGTTTGGCGGCATTTTATAAACTCTTACGTTTTCTTTTCCTAGACCAGTTTCAGCAGTATTTGCTTTTGTTGTATTATCTATCTTTGATGTATCTTCTAAAGATTTATTATTAACTTTCTTTGATGCGTCTTCTAAAGATTTATTATTAACTTTTACTTTATTTTCGTTCTTGGAATCTATTTGGCTACTCAACTCTTTAGCCTTCATTAGCTTTCTTCTTTGGTCTACAAGATCGCTAAATAATAATTCTTCGTCTTTATTCTTAAACTTTAAAACTCCATTTGCGTCTGTATTTCTGTCAGTTACATTATTAATCATTATAGTTACTGCTTCTATTGTCTCGTCAAAACCATCTGTATTACCAGCTTGAGGTTGTTGTTGTAATTGTTTTTGAAGAACTAAACCATTTTCAAAAAATTCTTTTAATCCTACTTTGTCTTTATCTGATAAAGCTGCATTAATTTCTTCTACACTTTTACCTTTGAATTTTGTAACAAGACCAGAGTACAATTCCATACCGCTTTTTAAAGTTGCGGCAAAAGTACCACCTAAACCAACTGAAGTTAAAAACTCATTAAATGTAGGAAATCTTTTTTCGTCAATTAAACTTCTTGAAATTACATCATAAGCACCTATCGTTCCACCAAAACCAAATGATTTTAATATTCCTTTCCAACCTTTAGCTTCTACTCCAAAAGGTATTGTCTGTAAAAGACCAGAGTTAATTAATTCACCATAATTAAGTTCGCCTTTTCTTCCTAAGAATCCAGCCTGTCCAAATCTTTTTTCTTGTGCTTCATAATTTAAAATGACACCACCAGTTGTATTGATAAGAACGTAAGCCATTATTCCGTATGGACCCATACCTAATAGTTTGGCTGTTGCTACATCAAGACTTAAACCACCACCAATTTCAAGACCTAACCCTTTCAAAGTTTGTTGAAAAGGTGTAAGGTTTTGTCTGTCTGGAATTGTTATGGTATATCCGTTTCTTTCGTAATAATCAATTACTCTGTCAACACCTGTTTGAAATTCATCACTTTCAATAACATCTAAAGGTATATCGTTATTTAATAATTCTTGAAACTGATAACCTGTACTTTCTTTAAATAATTTATTTATTATTCGTCTGTCTTTAAATGTTTTTATAGGTGTATTATCATTTTTGTATTTATCAAAGAAATTTACAAAACCAAGATATTTTAAAAGAGGGTCTGAAATTTGTATAAATTTTTCGTTGTCGTTTACATCTGACTTATCTTCGTTTGTTAGCTGTGAAAAAAGTTTTCTACCTAAATTATATTCATCACTTGCAAATTCAAAGGTATCACTTTCGTTCATATAAAAACTATTAATAGAATTATTTAAATTAAATTCAGTATTAAAATCTATAAAACTTAAATCGCTTTTAAAAATATTTTTTGTAAAAATGTTTTTGTTTTGAAAACCTAGATTCTGATTATCTATGTTTATGTCAAAATTATTTACTGTTTGTTGGTTATTTGTTTCAACAACTTCATTATTTTGGTCAATAGTATTAGTGTTCTCTTCTTCTTCATTGTTCAATAAAGAATTGTTGTTTAAATTAGAATCCGTCATGTTTAAACCTTACCTAAGTTTATGGTATAGCGGTATGGGTTATCTAGTATTTTATTGACATTTTCTTCACCAATTTTATCTATAACATATTTTCTTGGAGCATTATTAATTATTTCTATTATTCTTCTATTTATTCCTTTTGGTAAAGGCAACATCATTACTTTCTTAATTAAAGACATTGGCAACCTAATCAACAAATCACTACCTTGAGTTTCTGTATCAACACTTTGGAATAAATATGTATTGTTATATATAATCTCGTTGTTATTAACATAAGCTTCTACATCTAAATAGTTTCCATTACCAAGTGAGTTTTGTAACCCTATACGATTGTTGTAATTAAATCCCATTATTAATTGTTCTCGTACATAATCTTGTACTGCTTGGTAATCTTTTGCTGCAAGTAATGTCTTACCAATATTACTATTTAATATTCCTAAAGTTTCTTCTTTTAAAAATGTTTGGTCATCTTGTGTAAGTAAATTAGTTAAATCTTGACCTTGTTCTGCATTGTTATTTATAAATTCATCAAGGAAAAAATCTACAAAGTTTTTAGATGATTCTACTTTTGTTACTTCTGCCACCTTATCAAAAGTAAAATCTTTAGGATTTTGAATAAAATCTTGAGCTACAGCCGCTATGTTTTGAACAAAATTATTTTCTTCCTGTTCTACATTTTGTTGTGAATTATTATTTTCTTTATTTATAGGTGTGAAATTAGCTGCTATCAAATCCCCATCACTAAACTGAAACGGATTAGTATTTACATCACTTACTACATCTTCTGGATTATAACTTAAACCTAATCCTTCAAGATTTGTTTCTGTTTCATTCTTTTGAAAGTTGTTGTTGTTATTATTTTGTTGATTATTGTTGTTATTATTCTGTTGATTATTGTTGTTAAACATATTATTGAATTTATTTTTATCAAATAAATTATTATTGCCAGCCAACTTGCGAACATCATCTTCATATTGATTTAGTCTTTGTCTAATAGCTTCTCTTTTCCCTACACTATCTAACTTCGTATCTTTTCTAATATCAAATATATCTTCTTTTAATTGTTTATCTAATCTATATAAAGCATCTACTCTTGCAGGGGGTATAAAAACTTGCCCTGACGAGTCTGTTTCTTTTAACAAGTCTTGTGCAAAGTTAAGACTATCTTGAATCATTGGATAGTCTTCCATGTAACTATTGCCAGTAGTGCCTTTAATAGTTTTCATCAAATCATCAAACCTTTGATAGTCTTTCTCAGTTCTAGCTGAACCTAGACCAGCATAAAAATTACCTAGAAGTGTTATTGCTTCTTCTTTTTTTCCTACAAACTCTCCTTTATACCAACTAAGTTCAAAGTTATCAAACCATTGATCTACATTTATATTTAATGCGTCTACTCGTTGGTTTATAAAATCTATTCTATCTCCGTATTGTGCTTTTAATTTACCAAGACTTGCATAAGTTTGTTCAATAACCTTAGGGTCGCTACTTGAAAAATCCAATCCATCTAACGCTTTATTAATAGCATTTTCATCAGCTATTTTTACTAAATCTTCTTCATTCTTTTTTTCTTCTTCTACTTTTTTTATAATGTTAGCTTTAATACCTGATAGTTTATTTGGATAATAACTACCTAGAGTGTTACCTTGACCAACTTCTAAAGGTCTAAGAAATTCAGTAAAATCTTCAAACTCATTAAAAGCTTCTTCTAAAGTAAGACCTTCATCTAAATAGTAATCAACAATTTTATAACCAGTATTTTCTATAAGTGTAAGAAGTTTATCAGGTGATACCGCTTGTGATAAACCTTGACTAACCATAAGCTTGGTAGCGTTTTGTATTTGATTAAAAGCATAAGAATTACCATCTATAAAACCATCATTATCAATAATATTTAAATCAATATTTTTCTGGTAATCATCAATACTTAGATAAGTACCAAATACAAGTTGCTCAAAGCCCATTGTCGCATTGCTAATTGTTCTTTCAGCTTTGCTTGATACTTGGTCATTAAATACTTTTGTTAAAGCAGCTCCCTGTTTTGGTAAGAAATGCAAACTTAATAACTCAGGTCTTATTCCTTTTGTATCTGGTAGTTGTTGTGTTTGAAATTCTGCAACTGCATCTTTCCAAGCTGACGAGTTTATATCAAAATCACTTAATGGTAAGCTAACTGTCTGTCCATTTATTTCTCTAGTTACTACATAATTTTTAAAAAATTTGTTTGTTTTAGCTTCTATAGCATTACCTAAATTCATAGCCAACGCTTTCTCTACTCCATATTGAGTAAAAACATTATTTCCTATTAAATCTCTTGCAGCTCTACTGCCATCACGTTTTTGTACTTTTTTAACTAACTCTCTTAGTTCATCACCTTGGGCAGCTAAAACCTCATTCATACCTTCTTGTATTAAATATGGTTTTTGTCTATTGATTTCATTACCTAAAAATTTTTGTAAGGTTGGATTAACATTTGAAAGAGTTTCTGCCAGTGCCATTGTGCCTGTCTTTGGAGGTATTACAGGTTCAACAGCAGTTTCAACAGGAGTTCTAAAACTTTTCCCTGCTGTGCTTTGAAATTTGTAATCTTGAATTGCCATAATTTAAGCTGGAATTGACAGTGCAGAAGTATAGTTACCTAAAGCACCTACACCAATATTGACTAAAGTTTCACCAAGAGAAGGTATATTGCTATATGCTGTGTTTATATTACTTTGTATTTTATTTCTTCTATTTAAATATTCTGACTCTGTCGCTTGTATATTAAATAGATATTGTCTTTGCATAGATTCTAAACTTTGATTTACAGACTCTCTATAATTAGCTCCTTGTAAACCAAAGTCTCTTAGTAATAAACCAGTTGTTAAACCAGATCGTTCTGAAGCAATAAGACTTTCTTGAAGATTCATTGTTTCTATAGTTCTAGCAAATTTATCTTGAGCTGCTGCTTTTTCTTCTTCATCTTTTTTTTCTGATAAAGCTAACTGTTTTTGTCTCTTATCATCTTCTGCTGATAGGTTAGCTTGAAGACCTGTTTGAAAAGTTTGATCTGCTGAGTCTTGAGCTGCTGCCCTCTGCATAAAAGAGTTAGCAACCGTTAGACCTAAACCAATATTAAAAGCTGTTGCCTGAGAAATTAAGGCACCACCGACAGCTTTTGTTCCTAAACCTAACGCAGCACCAACACACATCTAGGCAATCCTCAAAAATTCGTAGAAGGGTTTTTGTTGTAGACCAAACTCTTTGTGGTAATTCACAAAAGTAAAGCCAAGACTTTTTAACCATTTTATAGCAGAAGTGTTTTCTGCATATACATAATTATAAAGTATTTTATAAGAGCCTAGTAAATTATCAACCCACTCTCTGCCCTGTCTTATTAATTGTATGCGATATTTTTTATTACTATATAAATCATCAGTAGCAACACACCATATACAACCATCATTTTGAACTCCACAAAGTCCTATTGGTTCATCATTATCATTTGCTATTGCCATATTTACTTCACTGCCCATATAAGTAAAACTTAGTGCATCTTCTGGTTTCATACCTGTTTGATAATGTGCTTCTATTTTGTCCATAACTCTCATGTTGTTTACTACATATTTAAAATCTTTCAATGTTGCTTTTCTTAAATGACCCATTAAAATCTTCTACTCTTCATGTGAAATACACCTTCGTATTCTGCACTAGCTATTCTAGTAGGTAAGTAACTTTCGTTTTTAATATCAATATCAACTCTATCTGATTTACTCATAACAGGTACTTTGAAGGTTCCAGTATCTAAATTAATTTGACCAATAACACTAGAGTTAGAACCTAGTAACCTACCACTAAACTTATGAATACTTGTAGTTCTATTTTGAGGAGTTACTTCTACTTGAAAGAAAGATGAATTTTCATACTTGATATAAAAATGATGTATCTGCAATCTGCCACTTAACAATTCACTTTGACCTTGTTGCTCTGTAATCCTTTGCTTGCTAAATCTATAGTGCATTTCGTAGGGTTCACCAATAATAAACTTACTATTCCTGTAATCACCATTGATAGTTATGGTGCTTGTACTGCCATCTGTAGCATTAGTAGTTTGTAAAACCTGTCCAGACTTTAATGATTTTGTATTGCCCTGAGTATCTACAAAAGTACTTGTTTCATTAGATGCTAAGTATCTACCTACCACTGTCATCTTTTTTCTTAATCTATATGGCACAGTAAATGTGGTTAAATCAGAACCAGAGTTATATGCTACCGATACACCTGTAGTTGCTTCAGTTACTTTGTGATCTAAATAAAATTCAAATTCAGAGTTAGGTTCTTTGAAGTCTGTTTCAAACGGTATTTTTTCAAGAGTGACTTTATTAGCTTCTTCAATTACTGCAAACAAATCAGTACCAATAAAATCAATATTTAAAAACTTTCTATTAGGATTTATTGTAAAAGTAAACCAAGCATTTAAAACTTTAGTAAAGTTTTCTCCATATAACCATCTGTTTAAATACAATTTATTTTGATTATCTGTACCTAATAAGACCAATACATCTTGGTTGTTAGATACAGCCATCTTATAAATGTTACTTGGTATAAGTCTTGGTACATGAACTGTTGTATTTGCAGCGTCACGAACCTGAGACTCTCCTCCCAAACTAATAATATATTCTCTTACACCTGCAAAAGAACCTTTCTTTGTTAGAAAATATATAGAACTACCAGAGCCAACAGGTGCGGCATCAGCACTACTTTCAAATTCAGTTGTTACCAGCACGTTAGCTGATTTCGGTGTAAGGTTATCGGCTGAACTGGTTAAAGTGAATTGTGTTTGTTCTGAGAATAGTATTAATTTTTCTCCCATAGTTACTGCGTGTTTTAAGATAGCAACTTTTGTATGTGAAGCAGCAACATCTATAGGTTCACTATCTAAAACAGATATAACTGTTTCTGGAAAGAAATTAAAAAACTCTGATACTGCTGACAAAATAACATTATCACCAGCAAGAAAACCTAATCTGTTTCTAAAGAAGAAAACATTGTTTATGTTTCTACCTATAAAAGATGGGTTGGGTGCAGATTCAAGATCGCCAGCAGTACGTTCACCCCACTTAGGTAATGTATATGTTTGACCACTTATTGTATATGAATCTCCATCTACTTTTGCAAACCTAAAATTACCATCTGCCTGACGTACTAAAACGTGTGGCATTGTTGCATAGTCAAATTTAAAATTTATACCAGCCTTAACAGTTTCTTCCCACTGTCCTTCTTCAAAAGTACCACCATTATTAGTGACAAATTTTACATAGTAATTATCAAAGTTTGTATCTTCATCACCTTTTATTTCTACAACATAACCATTAGGAGAAACAGTAGGTAGGTCTGTAAACCTTTGAACTGAATCTTTTATTATTGTCATCTTTGTATCGCCTTGTGTATCACTACCATCTATAGAAAAATTAGAACCATCATTTTTTCTGATATATAATACTGGCCCATTTCTTTGTATGGTAAAACCAGTAAGACCAGAATCAAGACCTGACTTTATATCAGCAGCTATGGTATCTGTAGAAAGTGGATTATCGCCAGAGGTGTTATCTGTAACTGTCACCCCATCTACGGTTACAGTGTAAGTTGTATTTGCTGTGGCTTGGTTTATAAAGACAATAGCTTTTGTATCTGTACCAGCAGACAAAGTAGAATCCATAGCTGATACAATGCTTGTATTAACTACAAAAGTAAAATCAGCAATAGTAACAGTTTTTATTACACTTCTAGGTGACGAAGTATTTAAGTAGGTAGTACCATCAGGCTTGTTTACAGTTTTCTCTGTACCATCTAACTCATATACTTTTACATTGCCATTACTAAATATCGCTACATACTGTTCAGTTGTATCTCTATTTATAGTTTGTATATGAACATTACCTAAAGTGCTATTAGATAAGGTTGTAAGAAAATTTAATCCAGATCGTTTTGTAAGACCTAGAACTGGATTGCTGTCTGCATTGTCTTGTATGTCTGCATGATCTGGCTGCTTCAAAGCATCAGAAGATTGCGATACACCCCTTAATAAAGTAGGTATAGCTCTTGATACAACTCCCATAGTTACCTTATCAATCCGTTGGCTGGACTAAATGTACTGAATACATTTGTTAAAGAAGGGTCCCCTCTTAGTAAATTATGATCTCCATTATTTAAATCTGTCTCCATCAAAACAGCTCTTGCTCTTATTTCGTCTTGTTGTGTATAGGTTCTCAATCCATCATCACTTACAAGTCTATCTACAAATATTCTTGCAGACCTAATATTTATATACCTTCTAGCTGGTTCTGGTATTTCTTTATATTCTCGAAAATAAACTACAGTACATATCAAGTCTTCTTCAAAAGTATAAGTATTATTTAATCTGTCATATAATTTTAATTCTCTTTGTATTGGGTCTATGGTTGGGTGTTGATGAATATTAGCATCAACTCTTAAAACATCTACAGGTATATCAATCTCATTAGCTGCATTACGAGTAAGAGTTACATCTATTTCAGTATTGAACGACCACCCTTCAGATTGAACAGCTCTGTTTGTTTCTACTAAAGTTGATTGTGCAATCGCTACATCTGCTGGAAGTAAACCTGTCAGTGATGAAACAGGTGCTTCTCCTATAGCAGCAAGCATTATGTTGATTGCTTCTAATTCAGTGGTTGCAGCTACAGCCATTTTTTAATACTTTTTTTTTGTAATCATCAAAGAATTTCTTGAGTCAGAACTCATTTTAGATTTCTTTTTCTTTTTGTTCTTTTTAATATTGTAAGCTTTTCCTTCGGGCATGATAAAAAAAAAAGGGTACCTAATAATAAGATACCCTATTTTATGAATTTAGGTAGATTATGAAGCAGACAATTTAATTGTTGCTGCACATTCTGGTCTTAAGATTCCATGACCTAACGCATATTTAGCAACCATTAAGGTTCCTTGATACATTATACCGTAATCTTGACCTGAGATTTCAGTAGTCATATCCATTAGTTTTACTGTACCAACAGCAGACTTATGGAATACTAAACCAATAGTCTTACTATCGTCACCTGAGTAAGTGTTGTTCGCACCACTTGGGTTAGAACCTACGTTACTCTGAGGTACGTTGTTAGACATCATTATTGGTATGCCAGCAACCTGTTGAACTCTACCAGAAGCAAACGAACCATTACCCTGTGGGTTGAAGTCAACGTCTACAGTTCTTGTAGCTGATTCAGCAAGCTTGTAGTACTCAGCAGGGGGTAGTACACAGAAACGATCAGTTGGAGGAATGTCTCTTTCATCAAATGTCTGTGCAATGTCATAGATAGCTGCTGCTATCTCGTCACCTGTGACGTTAGCTGAAGCTGTATTACCATTAGCAAGTGTTAGTACAAGACCACCATTGCCACCACTGATAGTAGCAGAAGCTCTGGAAGCATTAGCAATAACCTTCGCTACGTTCTGGTCATAGGTTCTGGCTAAAGCCTTTCCTAATTCAGATGCGTAGGTAGACCTTACATCATAATGATTCTTGAGTTCATCAAGATTAGTAATGAAACTCTGTGCAATTAGAAGATCATCAATGTTGATAATCTTTTCATTCGCTTTGATTTGGTTTGCTCCTACCAAAGGAGTTCCTACGGTATGATAAGCGGCTGTTGCAGTTCCTAATACTGGAAACTGTGCAGACTTACCACTTGAAATAGTACGAACTGAATGGAGTTGCTCATTAAAAATGTTATTTTCAGCAAACGAAGTTAGGACCTCGCCACTGAAGATTTTTAAAAACAGGGCATCAAATGATGTACCTGTGTTGTTAACCAAACCAAGGCGAGATACGGTAGCATTAGCCACTTTGTTCTCCTTGGATTAATAATTTGATTAGCGTACAAACTTCCTAAACTGTCGCACATATTTCATAAGTGTTATCTGTCGCAACAGGCACTCATGTTATATAAGCTATATGTCTCAAGATTTTATACTGACCCACAATTCCACTTGCGTAATGCAAGAGCCTTGCGAGTTAACTTACCATCTTTTTTTAATGGTCCTTTTACCTTCGACATTCTTGCACAAAAAGATTTTCTTCTTGCTTTCTGTCTAGGAGAAAGACCTGTCTTTTT